CATCAGCATCCACTGTAATAGTAGCTGATGTGTAAGTTGCTGCAGTTACACCTGTTGAAATTAATTGATTTGCTCCTACAGAGTTAGCTGCAAGTTTAGCTTGTGTAATTGTTGAGTTAATAATTTGATTTGCACCAACAGAGTTAGCTGCAAGTTTAGCTTGTGTAATTGTTGATTGAGTAATTTTAATCGCTGTAACTGCATTTGTTGCAAGTTCAAGTGTGTTAACAGCGTAATCTGCTATTTGAGCTGATGAAACTTGTCCCGATAATGTAGAAAGATCTGTTACTTGAATATCAGATCCATCAGCATATAAAATTTTAATTCCTTTATCAGTTGTAGACCAAGTTTGTCCCGTACCCGTTGATGCATATTTAAATGTAACTGTAAAAGCACCACTTGTTCCATTTGATACAATCCAAGTTTTTTCAATTCCATTTGGAACTGTTACGATTTGATTTCCTGTTATTGTTCCTGTTAATCTAAGAACAGCATTTCTTGCAGTTGATACTGCGTTTTGAGTCATTACTAGAGCTGTTGTTTGAGCTCCACCTGCAATAGATATTGCTTGGTATCCTGCTATTGCTTGTTGAATAACTACTAAATTTGTGTTTGTAATTTGACCCCATGTACCAGCGTTTTCGCCAGTTGCCATTAATTGTATTGCTAGATCTGTAGTATATGTAGAAGGCATATTTTAAATTCCTTTGTTTTTACTCTTATTAAAATATTTATCAGTTTTTGTCAATTAATACAACCCCTATATTTATGCTGCTACTTCTGTCCAATTTATTGATTGTCCAGTATTTACAGGGGCCCAAGCAGCTACATATAACTGACCAGTTGTTCCTGTCAAGCCGAATCCAGTGACATTTGCAGTCACATCTAGTGAAGCTACTACTGAATTTAATGATAATGTAGCTAAATTAGTTGTTAAATTTACAGGTGTATCTAAAGTTATAGTTACACTATCTAATGAAGTAGTTAATTGTTGACCTGTTACAAGGACTGCAGCAGCTATATCTATAACAACATCTCCTTGAAGAGTTAGCTCTAATTCTTGACCAGTTACATTGGCATCAGGAGAAGGATCTACTGTACCAAGTGTTAAACTTAATGGATTTTCAAATACTGGAACTTGAACGGATCCTCCTGCTGAAACTCCAATATTACTTTCAAGAGCATGAATTAATTCTTCACCAGTTAAAGTAACATTTGAATCCCCTGTAATAGATACAGAATTTAAAGATGTACTTAATAATTGTCCTGTTACATTTACAGGGGTTATTATATCAACAGTTACATTTCCTTGAGATAAACTAAGACCTATACTTTCTCCCCAAGCACCACTGCCCCAACTACTTGCTCCCCATGTTGTAGGTGTTCCAGGAGCAGTTACTGGTATGAATATAGTTTCAAATGCGCTAACACTATCTAAGGTTAGATTTGCTAAATTAGTTGTAGGAGACGCACTTCCATCAATTGTAAAAGAAACAGAACCTGAATAAGAAATTGATAATGGATTTTCAAATATCGGAACTTGAACGGATCCTCCTGCTGAAACTCCAACATTACTTTCAAGAGCATTAACTAATTGTTCACCTGTTACTGAAACAGTGACATCATTTTGTCCACCAAAGGTTCCTGCACTCCAATTTAATTCGCCCCAAGCTGAATTGGCCATGCCAGAGTACTCCTATTAAGAGATTCTGATAATAGCGGCTGTACTTGTAAAAGCTGGGAATTGAATAGTGAATGTTCCTGCTGTAGCTGTCTTATCAGTTACAAAGTTTAATACTGCAACTGCAGCATTGCTAAACGATGTATTATATATCAATGCACCTCTTGCAGTTAATGTAACGTTCTGAAAAGATAAATCAGCAAAGTCTGTGAAAGCAGTTGTTGATACAACTGAAGTTCCAGAATTTACTAATGCTTTTCCACCCGCTGTATAATTAGTTCCAGAAGAACTAACTTGTCCATTAGTTGTATAAGAAGTTGTTGCTGCACCTAGTGTTGCAGTTGATACATAAAGAGCTAACTTAAACTTATCACCACCAGCACCAGCAGTTGAAAAATCTTGATCACCATCTAATAGTTGTTTTTTAAAACTATTTGGTAACGCTTGTGTAATAGCCATATTTGTTTCTCCTTATTGTGGTTTTCGAACTATACGAGGTTCTCCATCTAGAAACTCATCAGTTCGTCTTCTTCCCATTTGTTCTAATGAGAATCCTTCGATAGCCTGCTTATATCTATTTTCATAATATTGCAACATATCATTTGGACCCTTCAAAAATCCATAAGCCTCAACTAGGCAAGCATACAATAAGCCATTGGGAAATTGTTGACTTAAATATGTAGTCGTGTTTGTAGCCGATAATCCAGTTGGTTTCAAGATATAATTTGCTTGTACAGTATAAGCTTGATCTGGAGTAGGTGCTACTATTACTGTATTTTCATCCCAGTTAGCATAATATTTTGGTCTTCCAGTATTATTATCTTGATTATATTCATTAATAAAAGACATATCTCTAACGTCTAAAAACGCTATATCTCCGTTAGTATCAAATACCTGTAATGATCTAATAATTAAACAATTATCAGGGACTGTGAAATATTTTTGAGTTACAATAACAGAAGACGTTGCATATTTTCTATTATTATCAGAATCTACATCTCTTAAAATTCTAAATTCAGCGTCTTGTATAAATCCATTTATAATAGTTGATGTAAATACATTTGAATCAACTTCTGTATAATCTCTGATTTTTGTAACTAATTCTGCGTATGTCATATTAAGCCTGTAAAGTTACTGGACCTGCAGAACATTGTGCTCCACCACCAGCTATATTTCCTGTTGTTGCCGTACTTGTACTTAAAAAATAAAAATAATTTAAAGTATCGCTTACAATACCAGATGAATCAATTTTTCCAACTGTAATTGTAAAACCATTAGCATTTGAAATATCAGTAACCCCATCAAATGATGGAACTGAATCAAATGAATCTTCTCTAGAAGGAATACCAATAGTATTAACTTCTGGTGGTCCTCTAAATCTAACTACATTACCAGTAGATCTTCCATGATCTTCTGAATAAACATTAATATAAGTATTGCCAGCGTATTTTGTAGTTGAAAAAGGATTAGGTGTTAATACTACAATAACTGGTGGCTCAATTCTATCTGGATGTGCATATCTTAAACCTTGTGGATCAGCTGTGGTTGGTTTTGGTTCTAATTGAGGTTGTTTTGGTTCATATTCAGAAATATGAACCCATGATCCATTCCATTCTTGAACCATTTCTTGGTAAGGAAATCTACAACCAGAGCGGTCGGAGATCATATAAGCAAATCTACCGCTTGAGTTCTTAGACATTTGGATAATAAGTTTTTGGAGTTATAAATGAACTTGAAGAAGATCCATCACCTTCTAAAGCTCTATTTAATTCATCTTCATATAACATTTTTAATTCTTGTGTTCTTTGTGGAGCAAGTTTAAGTGACACATAATATGCAAGTCCTGCACACATACATGGAACAAACCTATATGGAACATCTGTTGCATTTGTATAAGCTCCAACATCTTGAATTCTTTTAGCATAGTAATATTGCATTACATTATTTACCTGATCTGCTCCTGGAGTCAGATATAAAGTAATTGTAATTTTATCTATAAATCTTTGTACATAATATTGTGTTGGTTGACCTTGTGAATATTTAGAAGATAGTCCACTGTAAGCTGATCTATTAATTTTAGTAAGTGGAAAATCAACAACAGGAACTTGTTCTGTATTTCTATAAACTGCTTCTAAGATATCATCTGGCCCATAAGTAATAGTATTATAATCATACACAGTTGAATTATCTGCATGGATTGCAGCAGTCGTACCATTAGCTCCACGTGTACATCCTGTTATAGTCATAGAAGATGTATTTGTTCCTGTGTAAGTAATTTGTTCAGTTCCAATTAATAAAGTTCCAGTTGTTGGAAATTGCCAAACTGAATCTAATGTGATTGTCGTATCCGCTGCAGTAATTGCACCATTTAAATAACTTAATGTACCATCCGAAGTTCCATCAGATTGTGATCTATAGATAGTATAGGTAGACTGACCTTGGATCATGGAAATAGTATTACTTGCTACTTCCCAATAATGAAGACCTCTGTTTGCCCATTCCTGGAACATTATATTTAGAGATCGTCTAGTAGACTCTAAATCTTGTCCAGTTCTTGGTGCAGACAAACCAATTCTTTCGTAAGCCTCTTCTATAATTTTATCTATATAAAAGGTCTTTTCAAAAGTTGTAGTTCCAGAAGTAGTGTTAGCCATTTAGCTTCTCCTACGCTGTTAATCCAGGTCCAGAATATTTATCTGTTAGTAATGTAACTGCCTTAATATTAGTAAGGGTAGAAACATAAATACCTTTTGGAAAAGGAATTCCGTCTTCCGGAAAATTTAAATTAATAACATCACCAGTTGGAACATCTGCTGTAAACAAATTTGATCCAGCCTGACTTGTTGTTGTTAATTTTACAATTCCAACACCACTACTATTTGATGCAATAATAATTCCTCTCAATCTTACTGGAGGAGCTACAACTGCAGTAGAAGTACTAGCTGTAAATCTAGTTGCTTGTATATCGCCTTTAAAACCCATTTTTTTTCTCCTTATAAATTAAGAGCTCCCGAAGGAGCTCTTAAAAATTAATTATTATCCACCAACAACGTTAGTACCTGGAGAGTTTAATTGTTTCCAAGTTGTTCCGTTTGAAAATGCATAACCAGATACGTTAGATGCTGTAAGATTATTTACAAACACCATTGCAGCTTTGTTTTCAGTTGCAAGTAATTTAGTTCCTGCTTCTGGTCCAGATGCAATTGTAAGTGTTGTAACGTTCGTTACTGAAAAAGCTATG